TAGTGTTGGTTGTTGTAGTTTCGTTTGTTCCAAACTTTTCAACCTGAGAGTTAGTGTTATCTCCGTCTAGGAATGCATCGAGCAATCCTTGAACTTCCTCTGTTGACTTTCGCTCAAAGAGCTGATCCATATCAGGCACAGTCTCCAAAAGTTCAGCACACCGCTCATCACCGCCAACAGCATCATCACACAGCACTGTCTTGCGAGGACGGGCACGAATGTCAGTCCTAGGAAATGAAGCACCTGCTGGCTTTCCATACATAACCTTTAGATCATTGCCGCTCTCTGGATCTGTAATATCACCATAATCGGGATCGAGAACAATTGTTAAAAGATTCTCATAGGCCATCTTTCCATAGCTCCAAACTCTAACTCCCTCATTTTCCTCTCCTCTAACTAAAACAGGGGAGAAGAAGCGCTGCTTAGCAAATAGTTGCTTTGCCATTCTCTTGCTCTCTTCAGTTCCCTCATTCCACAACTTGTTACCAAAGTTACAAACTGGGCAGTCATCTCCAAAGTTTCTCTTTGGGCACAAGAATCCACCTTGTGCTACGTTATAGTGAAAGAACTTTTCCTTGAAAGGATCGCCATCAGGAGTTGGAACAATACGAATATTGTTTTCTCCTTCTTGCGGTTTCCAAAAATCTGTTCGTTTGCCATCACCTCTACCGGTAACAGCGTTGAGCTTTGCTCGCATCTTGTCTAAATCAAGAGCCATAATATACCTCCTATATTGTTTTTATGCTCTACTGGCTAAAGCAGGTCGGTGAATCTCCCGACCAACTGTTTATAATATACCAAATGTTTTTGTGTCTGTCAAGCGTTTGTTACACTTTTTTAAAATAATTTTCTTTTCTTCTGTTGTTAGTTTGTACCAAAAGGCTATCTCTTCAAGAGTTCTTCCACAGCCAGTGCAATGTCCCATTTCTTCATTGTAGGTGCACTTCTTAATGCATGGACTCACCTAGACCTCTTGAACGTGCGAAGAGTAACAAAGGACGTAGGCATACTCTGTGTCATAATCTGTTGAAAATATACCATAACTTGCCTTTGTATCCTTTGCTGCTTTTTCTTTTACTTGATTGACTATTTTCCTGTGGAGGTTCTTATCTTTCTTAAGATTCTCTTTAGGAACTCCATAATAGTATCTGGTTTCCCTTATATTGTCAAGAGGAAAAAATAACTTTTCTTCGCCTGTCTCAATGTTTAAGATTCCGAAAGTGCAGATTCTCGCTGTCTCAAATGGAGATGAAAATGTATCAGATACAGAGTCCACATGATCAAAAAAGTTTATCATATGAAATGTCGAACTTATCATGTCGTTAATAGAATCATGATAGCCTAAAATAGAGGCATCTTGAACTAGAGGGTCAAGTTCCTCGTTTGAAATAATAAACATTTTATTAAAGACACTAGATCTTGTGTACTCTTGCAAAACACCAAAAACCATTCTTTCTTGCAGTCTCTTTTTCTCACTAAGAAGATCTATTTCCGGCCTAATATAAAGTATGCTAACATCACACTTTTTGTGCAATTGTTGTAGCACTACAAGGGCTGCAGCTGAAACTACACTTGCACCGCAAACAATGAATAGGGCCTCGCCCTCTGCTTTTCTTAGTAGGGTTTTGACTCCGGGAGGAGTCTTTTCATACTTTTCTGGATTGTCGTACTTTTTGATCTTTTGATACCTTGCCTCTTTTTTTTCTTCGTGGTCAATTTTATAAACCTCGTACTGAGGATATTTCTCTATTTTCCTGGCAATGTTACAAGCGACAGTTCCAAGTGCGACTATTGTTTCCATTCTAATTCCTTTAAATCACCGAAGTTTTTACCAATGCTAACATTTATACCATATTTTCCAAGCCTTGTTTCACTAAAAGTGTTAATTATCTGTGATAGTTTACTTTTCTCATCGGCGCTAAAATCAAGCACAATAGAGTCATGCATAAGAAAAGCGATTCTTGATTTCATGCCTGATAATAGCTTATAAATCTTTGTGGCCTGCTCAAGACAAACATCGTTTGATGTTGACTGTAAAGTATAGTTTACACAATGATATTCATCACTATCGATCTCTCTTTTAAATGGTGTTCTCACTGCTTTACCGTTCCAAAACTTATTTTTAATAATGTCTCTATCAAAAGTATTTGATGACACAGAATCATTGGACGCAGGATTATACAGCCAAGCAAAAAACCTTTTTTTTGCCTCGTCTCTTGATATATTGTTGTACACGTTTTTAGCGTTCCATTCGTGAATATCCAATTGTGGCTGATCCAGGCCCAATAGAGCAATCAAAGTTCTAATCTCTGCGCCATTCATATCAATCTCAACAAAAAGGTCGTTTTCAGGGACGATATATTTTCTTAGTTCTTTATCCAGAGTTAAAACTGGAAAAAACCCTCTATTAACAGTTAGTCTTCCTGTCTTTGTTCCAAATATATTATAAGATACGTTCATCTTTGTACTATTAAGGGATTTCATAAATCTCATAACCTTCTCTTTATAAGAGTCAGCTCTTATAGATCGCATATCAACCCTGACTGTATGATGCTTTATGCTTTCAACCATTTTAGATACTGTTAATAGGTGCTCGTATGTTTCTGGTTTTTTATAATTGTCAAAAACATACTTTGTTACTCTGTTTTTCATCTCTAAAAAATTAGAAATATCTTTTAATGGCACAAGATCAAAAAAGCAGTTCTTGTCTAGGTCGACTTTTGCAATCGACAATGATTTTAAGAATGCGCTCATTCTTTTTGATACTTCATCCCACTCATGACGCATATATTCTGGACACATTTCTGATATTGCTTTGCCTTCAGAATATAAGAATGCATATTCGATATGATCGTGTTCTAGTAGATTTTGCGTAGGTTTCCAAGTTTTTGTTAGAGAGGAAAAGTCAATATTTTCAAACTTGCACTCTGCACCAGAATAAATCCCAATACATTCATTTTTGTCATCAATACTTTGAAAATACATTATTAATAAGATGACCCTCCACCAGAGCCACCCCCACCAGTGGGGACATTAGGAACATATGTCAACATTGGTGTAGGAGTAACATTAGAGATATCTAGAACTCTTGGTAATTCTCTTTCGCTACTTGGAATATCTGGAGCACCTTCTAGAAGAAGATTAATTCTTGGATTCCTAACTTTAAAAAACTTATTCATGTGGTCAAGTGCTACATCCATATTATTATCTCTATTGGTAAAATACATGAGCCTCTCAATTAATCTGTTCATTGTTGTTGGGTGAATGTCGACTTGAATTTCTTCAGCTTTTATCATTGCACAAATTCTAAACCAATATTCTATATCTAATGTAGCATCATACTGCTCTCTTGTCAAGGGTGTTCTTGCGAATCTTTGTACGGAAAATCCTCCGCGTTTTGAGACTCTTCTCATTTTTCCTTGTGGTCTTTTTTCAATAAAAGCGTTATATGCGTCAAAAAGAAAGTCCTTCATTAGACTCATATCTAATTTATACGCAGGCCAATAGTATTCATCAAAAATATCTCGTGGACTTTCCAAGCCAAAGTCTGCCATGTACTTGTGCATTCTAGGTGAAGATAAGTTTGCAACGAGAGCCCATGGAGCGTTTTGATTTACGTAAAAGCCAAACTTTGCAGCTAAAGATACAAATTTGTCAAAACCGAAAGCATTGAACATGTCTATATTTACACCTTCGTCCCCATGCTTGGACTCCAGTAGTTCTATTATTAATCCAGTTGTTTGCGGAGGACAAAGTTGAGACTCGATAAACGTACTGTATGATAGCGGAAAATCTTTCGCATGGTTTTTTATAAATGATTCATAATGAGGTAGAATATCTTTGAATTCTTTTATATGATTTTCATTTCGCACCAAGTAATTGCTGATAAATAAATCTAGGAGAGACTCCAGCTGTTCACTAAACAGAGCTGCAGAACTCACCCAGGCTCTCTTTGGGCTAATTTCGTTTAATTCTCCGATTTCTGGTGGCATTTGCCCCTTTTCGATCAAGTCAACTAAAACAGCTCTCATGTCCTTGTACGCCTCAACAACAAAGTCCAATGCAAACAGGTTTTTTGATGCTGGGATCTGCTGAAGTGTACTTTCTTGTATGTTATATACAGCGTCCCCTTTTAGGTTTATTTTACCATAAAGTGGCTTATCATACCATAGATCAATATATCTATTCGATTCACCTAACTCTTGAATTGCGTTTGTTACAACGTACTTATAGTTGGATCTTGATTCAAAAGCCCTTTTTGAGGAACTTTTGTTAGTTGCCGGGTCAATTAAGTTTATCATCCTGAATTGCCCTTGCCCTTAATTGGATTATTTTTAAGCCTTTTAACACTAGCGTCTCCGCCAACATTAGGATTCCTCTTTAGAGACTCCTCTACTGTGTCAGGATTACTGTTAAATGTTCCTTGAATATTTGTGAAAAATCCATCGCTAGAAATAGTGTTTTCTGTCTTAGTTATACCATAATAACCACCTAGACCCAGACGAGATGCAACGCTTTTGCTTGATGAATTTCTTGAAGATTCATCTTTTAGTGAAACGCCAGGCATTGATGGCGTTATAAAGAAACTAGTGCCCTTAATAAGTATGTTGTTGCCATACATCTCTAAATACACGTCGTATGGTTCCTTTAATTTGTCGATCATTTTGCCATTAGGATCTGTGGTCAAATTTGCTGTTCTTACAAGCTTTAAGTCGGTCTTTGAAAAGGTTGCTTTTTTAACCAATCCTCTATTGCCTCCCAAAGCTAAATGCATAATTCCTCTTCTAGCGTCCTCGCCGCGATCAAGCTCTTTCTGTGAGTAATTGTTTTCATTTCCGTTGAAGAAAACAAAATTATCAGTTTCAAAAAAGTTCTCTTGACTACTTTTTATGGCTGCAGATTTTAACGCTGATGAATATACTAAGCCATTGCTTATCTTTTTATCTGTGCTAAAAAAGTTGCGAGATACGGCTGTGGTTCTTTTTGCGAAGTCGGGCAAATCAAATATCGCATCTTTGCCAGAGAATATTGGCTTAACTAAGTTATTAAAAGAGTCTGTTAAAAATGCATTCAAGTCCATTTCTAGAACTGGCTTTTGTATATAGTTTTTGTGTACAAAAGCAGAAAAGTTTCTAATCGATATTGGCACATCCACTAGTGGAATATATGTAAGAGTTGCATTTTTCTTTGAATTGTTTGAAGGATTGCGATATATTAGTCCACCTAAAAGTATTCTAAGCCTTTTTCTGTCTAAGTTATCTTTTCCTGCGATGCTTAAAATAGACTCTACCAAATCACCAAAAAAGAAGAATGCTAAATTAAAATTTTTATCCGCTGGTTCTTTTTCCTCGTTTACAAGGTTGTTAATTTTTTCATTCAAAGTTTTATTATCAAAAAGATCAGGAATATTAGATTTTAATTCTTTCATTGGAGAATCCAATACATCTTTTTTGGCTACTCTTTTCGCCACTGTCTCTTTTTCTTTCTTTTCCTCTTCTCTCGCCTGCTTTGCCTCCTCTTGTGTTAGGCCTCCAGCCTTTCGAGCTATTGTATCTGCTAGTAAAGTATAAAATGGTTTTTTTTGCTCTTCTGTAAGATTTGGATTTTGTATTTGTTTTTTTGCAGTGGCTATGATTTGATCGTAGTGATCGTTTTTGGCCTTTTGCGTTTTATTAAATTCTAATTCTCCTACTTCTTTCTTTTCTTCTGCTAGTTTTTTATCTCTTTCTTGCTTTTTTCTTAGAAGAAGCTTGTCTGTACCACTGAGGCCTTGAAGTTGCCTCTTTTGTCCAATGATCCCCTTAATGTAAGAATCAAGTTCATCTTTGTCTAGGCTAAAATAAAACATTCTGTTTTGCAATTCTATCTTACTAAGAATCTTGCTAAATGATTCATTTGTTCTTACAATTCTAACCTTATCAAGCAACAGTCTATTAGAAAGATTAATAGCTTTTGTTAAATTTCTTTCGCCCTGTAGAAGCTCTAAAAGCCTTTCTTTTATCGATATTTTGCTCACTCCAGCGCCGCTAAAGTTTTCATTTATAAACTTATCTAAATCTTTATCTGTTAGTGTAATATTTGAACTTTCGGAAGCTAAGTTTCCTTTTATCTTTCTAAATTTTTTTAATACTTCTAGATCAAAAGTCTGGAGTGCTACTTTTTTACTGGTTTCTTGATCTTCCAATAAATTTAAGTTTGCAAATTCTTGTGCCAATCTGCCTTCGTATCTTATTTCTAAATCAAATCTACCATCTTGTTGAAACTTAAAATCGTGAGATGCTGGTGGACCTAATTCTAAAGTCAATAATGACTTGTAAAGTGCTCTTCGCAATTCTTTGCTTATTATTTTTTCATCTATACTGTGTGGAACAGACCATCCACATATTGCTCTAAATGATACTTCTGAGCTTCTTGTTAACAAATCTTCAAATCTTATATCTTTCTCTGCGCTTTGAATAAACCCCACCTTTGAATTTAGTGCCTGTAAGTTGCTGCCAAACAAACTAAGAGTACAGTCGATCATTTTATCAGCAGTTACCATGGTGTTACCTTCATAGCTCCAAGAGAAATTTTTAAAGCCTACAGATCTTTCGCTACTTTTAAGATCTAACAATTCTTGTAAATTTAAATGTGTGCCCTGAAAAGGCATTAAGACTGATTCCATCTCCTCTCCATTTTGATAAACAAGATAAAGCTTGAAATAAGGAACCAAAGCAGACAATTGTAAAGGCGTCATATCAAGCACCAAATCTTGCCCACTGTAAAAATATATTAAATTTTCTAAATTAGAAGACGGATCAAAGTCTCTTATATATGAAAAATTTCTATAGTTTTTTGATGAGTTTACTTTTGCTAATTCTTCTATCCTAGACATTAAATAAAACTGTTCGTTAAATATTGCTTTTTCAGTTTTTCTGGCGGTTTCTCGTATTGCTTCTTGATTTCTTTTTGCCCGGCTCACCGCGTCGGCCTCGACTGAGCTGGATGTTATAAAAAGGCTGTCATCAATGGCAAAGGCTTCTCCAAATATGTCCCCACTTAATCTTCCTTTTAGTGCAAGAGAATCATAAAATAGCTGAACACCGTCTAGTTCTTTTCCATCTATAATAACTTTGTAATTTAACAAACCGGTCCATAGTCCATAAAAACCTTGTTCGTCTATGTTTATGCTAGGGTCTGCTATGGTTGTTGCAAAAGATTCCGGTACTTGAAAATTCTCTAAAGTTTTTAAAAACTCAAGAAACTCTTTTCTTGCTGTTAAAGTGTTTGCTTCAAACGGATTCAATTCTTTAGTAAATGCATCAAGGAAACCAATCTGTCTTGAGTTCATCGCAACATACAGTGAGAATGCTTGGTTTGCACCTGATTTTGCCCCGGGTGTTTCTCTTCCAAGCGGAAAAGATTGTTTTGATTGCAGAATTGCATTATCAGCACTAATTCTATTTTTAAAGTCTGAGAAGAGTGTTAACTCCGTTGCTGTGGTA